ATAACCTTCAACCTAATATAATACTAATCAATATACATAATACAATCTACAATCTGGGGATCGCCGGGGGTCGGAAAAATTTGAGATAGGGGATCTGATACCTGGGCTCTACTATACAACCACCATACTATAGAGCTATCTAACACATCAGTCTCAAGGTCCTAAGGCTATATAACCAATTGCCTAAAAGGCACCTAATAAAGGCCTTTTGGGGTACCTAAATCCGATAAATCCTAGACCCCTAATGGCCCCTAAATTACCTTATCCGAATTACCTTACCAAGCACTATTATATAATACATATCAATTAAAAATTCAAGGTAAATATGAAACACAGAACCCACAAGGATTTTCCATCCTACCGATTCTATTCAGATGGTAGGATTAAGAACAAAACAACCAATCACTTCATTAAGGTAAAACGTCATATGAAACTGATTGATGCTAAAGGCAAACGTAAAGGTATCACTGTTCAGAAATACTTTGCCGAACTATTCCCTAACCTATATACTTGGGAAGATAAAAGGGGTACCCCTAAACCTATCTATATACCTATTAGGAAAGTTAATAAGAAACATAGGAAATATAATCCTAAGTTCATTAAGGCCATACAGGAGAAGGCAAATTATAAAACTTGGGATGAATTGGTTAAAGAATATAATATACCGATGGGTAGTATAGGTTATTTATTAAAGAAAGGTAGGTCTTCGGATAATGGTAATATAGTTATTAATATTAATAGGGTAATAATTAGGAAATAGGTAATATGGTCCTAGAGCTTTTGCAGTTATTAGCTAAGTATTTATATTAGTATTAATTGCAAGGTTTCTAGGACCTATGGTGTTATGGCCTTACTCCATTATGGGCCTCAGTAGGATTTATAAAAATTGATTAGGATTTTGCTATATTATTTATTATTCTTATATTTGCAATGTGATAATAAACAAGAATATTAATTTTTAAATCCTATATCCTATGCGTAGTATTAAACCCAACTTGGTTAAAACTTGGTTCACTAAAAATCAGGCAATCCTAAACATTGATTCTCAGGTAGATGAGAAAGGAGTTCTTGAGTATCTTTCCTTCCTAATAGACGAAGGGTATCTACACATCCCAGAATTTACCTTCAAGGCATATAATTGCTCAGAACTAGCTCCCGGTCGTATAGTACATAATTTCTATTATGAACTTTCTAATAGAACTCTTACAGGAGCCCAAATAAACTCTATACTTGCAGAATGTCCTTTACTATTCGATGATGGTTCTCAACCTAAGCCTGCCTATACCGCTTATCTGGGTTCATTATACATTACCATTATTGCAGAAGCCTAATCGCTAACTTAGGTACACCTTAAGCCCATGCCTATCTAAGGTACTGGGCTTTTCTTATAGCCTTTCTATGTAGGCCATCATGAGACTTACTAAGGCTTACCATAGGCTTAACTATAGACCTATAGGCCATAGTACTCTATAGACTCCCTGGATGGCCCTGGGCATTGCATGATTGCCTGCTAGTCACCTAATGGCCTTTATGTATGATAATATACAGATAATAACTACCGGACTGTATGGAGCCTCCAAATTTCTAAAGTGGTACCTATACCAACCCCTTCTATATCCTACCTTATATCCATCAATATACCTATATCTAATGCTCACAACCATGCCCACCTTTCAAACCCCTAAAACCTATTTGCAAATTTTTCATACGAAATTATTAAAAAATAGTTCTTAAAAATTTCTCAAAAAAAAATCTCAAAATGTTTTGTAGATTAAAATATATTTTTTATCTTTGTATTGTTGAAAAAGCAAAGAGATATTTAAAATTTTGATTAACAATTTTTAAAAAGAAAATTCTCTAAAAATTTTGCTAATTAAAATATAAATCGTATCTTTGTAATGTAATCAAAAAGCGATACTTGACATATTGAAACAATATAAAATTAATTTATTCCTTTTCTCTTTTTCTTATAAATCTTTTAGTTTTATAGAGAAAAGGATATAATAAAATAAACATAAAAACTAAAAGTATTTTATTATGGAAGAATTAAAAAATGTAGTAGTAGAAAAAGAAGTTACTAACAACAAAGTAAACAAAGTTAGTGCAAATAAAGCAAAAGCACAAGCAAAAGCAAATAGCACTATTAAATTATCAGTTGATTCGATTTTTAAAAATCTAAATGAAAAAACTAACGGACTTTTAAAAACTTCTTTAGGGAAAAAGACCGAAATTTATATTGAAAGTCTTTTTGCAGAGTTGAACGAAAAGCAAAAAAAAGCGTATCGAAAGAAATTAAGAAATACTACTTTTTCTTTGCTTGATTCGATTTGCAAAGCGAAAGAAGAAAAGAAACAAAATGAACTAAAAACACTTGTTTCTGCATTTACAGAATTTTATAAGCAAGTCTACAAAATAAACGATTTTTCATTTGCAAGTATTGCAAGCGAAAATACAAAGGACACAAAAAAAGAAGTTCTAACAAAAGGTTTGCAAATAGTCAAAAATTTCAAGTAATTAAATGATATGTTATTAAATGTATTTTTGTTTGTTGGTGTAATTTGGGTATTAATTCAGATTATCAAAGATATAAAAGATTTTTTAAAGAACTTATAAACTAAATAAAAAGTAAGGGAAAGCAAATAAAAAATGTTTGTCCCTTACTTTTTATTTTTGAATGTTAATTTTAACGTAACCGTTAGCCCCTTTTAGTACCTCAACTTTTTAACACCTCGTCTTAAGGGTACCCCGTTTTTAGTACCACACCAAAATCGCTCCTCGCTTAAAGAGGTACCCCGATTATCCCACAAACCCCACAACACACAAAGAAGCCAGAGACCTAACATCCCTGGCATCTCAATCCCTATAAAATGGTATCCAATATCTTCTTAACCCTATCCTTCCCTAAGACCCTCCTACCATTCCTTATCTCATAGAAGAAAGTATAATACATCTCAAGTTCTTCCATCCAAATTCTATCCCCTCCCTCCAATAATGGTTCTATTCTCATCATATCCTCAGGATTAATCCATAACCGATACCAAACCCTATTACCTTCAGAACATCTTAGGATTCTATTATTAGGTTTATCCCTTATCGCTGTTACCTTTACCATATCCTTTAAACGTTTCTTGGTTCAACCTAAATCCAGGCCTTGAGATAATCATCCTCTGGATATCATGTATCTTAATTGATATCTCATTCATTTCCATCGGATGGTTGATAGGTAATTCTAAAAATCTATTCCAAACTTCCTCAGTAAGTCTAAGGATTTCCTCTTCCTCTTGGGTAAGTTTACCCGGGTTAATATCATCTTCTATTACTCCCTTGATTACTGGGCAAGGATTGGTAAGCTTCTTTTGCCTACCAACCTTCTTAGTCTTAATCTCTCTGTTCATGTTTCTTTTCTATATAAGTTATTATAAAGTATATCGGAAATAGTGGCATGATTAACCAGATAGTTAGGAATAGGAATCCCGGTCTAGTTAATCGGTGCATTGAGCATATCACTCTGGTCATAAACCAGGCAGGTATAATACAGATAGCATATATTATACCCAGAATAATCCACATCATTGTTCGAAGTATTTATTTACTATTTTGGATATCTTCTTATCTAACTCTACGATTAGTTCACTGAAGTCTTTGTCCTTCATATCCTTAATCTTGGATTCGATTAGTTCAAGGTTTCTCTTGATTGAGAAGTAGGATTTGAATGCTTGGTAATCCAATTCGGATTTATCCGATAGAGGTAGGATAACACTTTGCTTACCATCCAATCGGATATAATTCCCATCTGGTCCAAGTGTTCTTGATACCTTTACCTTATTACTCAGGATTGCAAACCCACCTTTCTTGTCGATAGATTCTACCTTTACTTTCTCCATTAAGGTTTTGCCATCAGAGAAAATTACTTCTTCACCCTCCTTTAGCTTTTTGGTTTCTTTGTTCTTTTTCATATCTTTATTATAATTAGTTTATGCAAATATACGAAATTATTTATTATTTATTGCATTATCTATTTTATTTTTTATAAATTCATAGGCATTGCCCCGGTAATCCTCTAGCATTTTGTATTCCTGTGAAGATGAAATATTCCGTTTACTTTAAAAGCATCTCTTAGATGTTCTGGTATAGTGCCTTGATGAGTGATGTTATTATAACGTATAATGAAAAGCTTCTCTCGGTCTTCATCAATAACTCCGAGAGTGTTTACTGGTTGTAGTTTAGTTTGGTAAATCGCTCCAAAAGCAGAAGGTACCATTAAAATACTTCCCGGTACTCTAGTTATCCAATGAGAATAATCAGGAGTAATTACGGCAATTTTCTTCTCTTTTTCAAGCTCTTTGTCATAAGCTAATCGATTAAACCAAAAAGCACATTGAAAACAAACTTGTTTTCTTGCCATAAGTTGAGGA